TTAATTGATTTAGATTCATCGATGCTTCAGATGCTACTTAAAGCGCTGAAGGATAGAGCAAAGGAGCAGGCAGATGCCTACAGAGCTAAAAGGCGCTAGTGCGCTTCGCAAGGCTCTTAAGCAATTCTCGCCTGATCTGGACAAAGAGACTCGTGATGAGATGGTCGGATTTCTTAAGCCAATAGTAAAAAAGGCTAGAGGATTTCTTCCATCTAATGCGGAGGCTCCATCTGGATTCGTAAAGCATGAAGTAAAGACTGCAAAGTTCCCGATGTACGATGCCGCCGAAGCTCGTCGAGGAATTGGCTATAAACTTACGCCTACAAAGCCTAATCGTCAGGGATGGTCACAGTCAGTATCGATCCACAACAAGACGGCAGCAGGTGCGATTGTTGAGACCGCCGGACGTAAGTCTGGAATAACTGGCAATTTCTCACCAAGATTTCAAGGCTCATTCGCTGGCCGTAACAAGATGCAAGGCCGTGCGATGTTTAAGGCTTACGATCAGGATCAAGGTAAGGCCAAGGTCGGAGTAATCCGAGCCCTAGAAAAGGCCGCCGCTAAGTTTAACGCGAGAGGTAACAATGGCTGAATTACGGATTCCGATTGTCGTCGAAAACAAAGGCAAGAAGGCATTTAGCGACACTAGCAAAAGTGTCAGCGCATTAGACAACAACGTCAAGAAATTAGGCAAAAGCCTTGCAGCAGTATTCGGAGCGCAGCAGCTTCTAAAGTTTACTAAGAACGCAGCGAGCGCCTTTATCGAGGATCAGCGCGAGGCTACTCGCCTTGCAATGGCAGTCAAAAATCTAGGTCTGGCTTTCGAGGCTCCAGCCATCGAAGACTATATTCAGAAGTTATCTCGCTTATCTGGCGTCACAGATTCTCAGCTTCGTCCATCGATGCAGGCACTATTGCAGATCACGGGCTCAGTTACCGAGTCTCAGAAGATTCTTAACCAAGCTCTAGATGTTGCAGCCGCTACTGGCATCGATGTTTCTACTGTTGCACAAGATATCGGACGAGCCTATACAGGCAATACTCGCGGTCTTAGAAAATACAATTTAGGCCTAACCCAGGCTGAATTGACTACCTCTAGTTATGTGGATGTTCAGGCTCGCCTAAATACTTTATTTGGCGGAGCCAATTCAGCTCAACTACAGACTTATGCAGGCCAGATGTCTTTGCTTACTGTGGCAGCAGGCGAGGCCAGCGAGACGATTGGCAAAGGCTTGATCGATGCCATGATCACTTTAACAGAATCTAAGGATGTTACAGATTTCGTCAACAAGATCGACTCAGTTGCGCAGCGCATTTCTAATGCCATTGGCTCAGTCTCACGCTTTATTCAAGTTATCAAGTTATTACCATCGGCCACAGGTAGCGATGATCCACGCTTAAGGGCTATCTTTGACCCTGCCCGTAACGCTCAGCCTTTAACAAGTACCAATGTCCTAGGCATAAGCACCTTGCAGAAGCAAGAAGCCCAGCGCAAAAAGGTCGAATCTGACGCCATGAAGCGCGCTAAAGAATTGCTATCAGTACAGAAGAAAAACTTAGATACACAGAAAAAGCAGAATGCTCTTAACAAGGCATCTAAGACTCTTAACCTAGAAACGATCAGCATCGAGGCAGCCCTTAAGGGTCAGATCAGCGAAACAGATCGCCTATCTTTGCTATTGCAAAAATCCGTCCTCGAAGGCAACGCAACCTTAGCCACTCAATTATCGGATCAATTAGAAGCTGCGACTGAACGCCAGAATCATCTGCGTCAATTGTTAATTACAACCCCAGAAGCTCCCAACCCTTACCGCAACTGGACGCTACCTACTGAACTACTCAATTACACGGCTTCATCTTTGGGCGTATCCGTAGCACAATTACAGACTGCCCCGGTGGCTCCATCATCGACCTTCTCAGATGCTCAGATGGAATTGATGGCAGCAGTCAATTCATTCCAGAGCGCTAACCAAGCGGCAGTCAATGTTGAGGTTTACCTCGATGGCGATGTAGTAACTGGAGCAATTACTCAGAAGCAGGTAAACGATTCACTATCTGGCACATTCGCATCGACCAACCGCTTCGGCGCTAAGGGCGCTATTGCACTATGAGTCTTCCTGCCACTATTTCGGTATCGTTCGACTTTAGCCAAGGCGCTACTTTCGGCTATCCGTTTACTATTGGCGACCCTATCAACGGCGTTATCGGAGTATCTCAGTTCGCATCGACAGAAGTGCCTGATCCAGTAGTCGATCTCAGTAGCGTTACTCGATCGATAAAGATCAGCCGTGGCCGTAGCATCATGCGCGATACCTACGAGACTGGTAACTGCACAGTTCGAGTTTTAGACCCAGACTCATACTTCAACCCTCAGAACGTGTCTAGTCCCTATTTTGGCTATCTGACTCCACTTCGCAAGATTCGTGTAGCAGCCACGACCCCCACGACTCAGCACTTTTTATTTTCAGGCTATGTCGATTCATATAAGTATTACTATCCAACAGGCCAGGAGATTGGCTATGTCGATATTGTCTGCTCAGACGCATTCCGCCTATTCCAGATGGCTAATGTCTCGACAGTAACCGATGCAACTGCAGGCCAGACAACTGGCACACGCATTACCAAGATTTTAGATCAGGTCTCATTCCCTACATCGATGAGAATTACCGACACAGGATCGACCACAGTCCAGGCAGACCCGGGGACATCTCGATCATCCTTAGCAGCTCTGAAAGCAGCCGAGTTCGCAGAGCAGGGCGCATTCTTTATCCGTACAGATGGAACTGCTGAGTTCAAGGATCGCAACGACGTCGTGAGTTCCCTGGCTGCTGCGCCCATCGAATTCAACCAGACAACTGGCATTCCTTATTCAGACCTTCGCTACGCCTTCGATGACAAGCTCATCATAAATCAAGCCAGCATGACCCGTATCGGCGGCACGGCACAGACAGCAGTAAACGTTGATTCATCGGCTAAGTATTTTCCTCACGGCACAACAGTCACAGACATGATTCCGCAGACCGATGCTCAAGTTCTCGATATTGCAAAGATTTATGTAGCGACAAGAGCTGAGACAACTATCCGCATCGATGCCATGACTGTCGATCTACTCGATACAGATGTACCGACTGACACAATGATTGGCCTCGATTACTTTGACAATGTAAAGATCACTAACGTTCAGCCTGACGGCTCGACAATTGTCAAGACTTTGCAGGTACAAGGCTTGGCATGGGATATAACCCCTAACAGTATGAAATGCACAGTTACAACACTTGAGCCTATAGTTGAGGGATTCATTATTGGATCATCGACTTACGGTATAATCGGACAATCCATAATGGGATACTAGGAGAAAATCATGGCAGAAGGCTTTCCAGCATCGACAGGCGACATCTTTACGGCCGCAGACTATAATGGCCTAGTAGCCTTTACTATAGACGCAGCCCAGACTGGCGATTACACGGCAGTTATTGCCGATACCTATCAGGTTCTAGAACTGATGAACAAGGGAACGGCCATTGCCTACAAAATCCCTACAAATGCTTCTGTGGCATTCCCGATTGGTACTGTCCTTAACATCCTCAATATCGGTGCCGGACTTTGCACAATTTCAGCAGTGACTCCTGGTACAACTACAGTTCTTTCAGCAGGCGCAGTAGCGGCCTCACCTACGCTCGCTCAGTATCGCAGCGCAGCTTGCATTAAAACTGGCACAGATACTTGGTATGTCGTTGGAGCCATTGCATAATGCTTAATAACGTCGTCTCTTTAATTTGCAATGCCGTCAATCTGAAAGCAACTTCGGTCGATTATCTCGTCGTTGCTGGTGGTGGTGGTTCTGGCGCGGCAGGCGGCGGAGGCGGCGCAGGCGGATTTAGAACAGGCACATCCTTCTCGATCGGTTCTTCATTCACAGTTACAATCGGTGCAGGCGGTGCTGGCAATTTCGAGAATCGCGGAACAAGCGGTTCCGATTCGGTTTTCTCTAGCATCACTTCTACTGGTGGCGGTGGTGGTGGTTCAGATTATGTGACAGGCAGCGGCCGAGATGGTGGTTCTGGTGGCGGTGCGCCTATGAATCCTGCTACTGGTGAAATAAATGGTTTAGGTAATACTCCTTCAACCTCACCATCGCAAGGAAATAACGGTGGTCTTGGAAGTACAGTAGGAACAGTCTTTGGTGCAGGCGGTGGTGGTGGTGCCAACGCAGTAGGAGGCAACGCAACTTCTACTAACGGCGGCGCAGGCGGAGCAGGTACTACAAGCTCTATAAGCGGTTCATCAGTTACTTACGCAGGCGGTGGTGGTGGTGGTTGCTTTACTGGAACTGCTGGATTAGGTGGTGCAGGCGGTGGCGGTAACGGAACTGCTGGCGCACCTACTTCTGGTAATCCAGGAACTGCTAACCGAGGTGGCGGAGCTGGTGGTTCAGGCGGAGGCGCAGCAGGTTCAAGTGGCGCTAGTGGCGGATCAGGAATTGTTCTT